GAAAATGCTGAATCGTCAGTTACTGGGTTTACATTTTTAACAATGTGTCCCACTAACCCTTCAGTGTATTGTACTCCGTTAACACGAGCTTTTTGTCCAAAGAGCATAGCTCTTTCGATGTCTACTTTGTGTTCACGTAATTTTTGAGCCCAAATTCTATCGAATTCGTTCTCATAGCCACGATATCTTGTAGCTATTGCTGTGTTAGTTAATTCACAAGCTGTTTTAAAGATTTGAGTATACCCATAGTCATCTTCAATTGTATCTGAGAAAGTATCAGGTGAACCTGTTCCTTCTTCAAATGATGTACCAATGATTTGTGCTTCATCGTTGTTTGATAAAACATTGTATCCTGATACATTTGAATTTGACACATCAATAATTCTACCTGAGAAAGTAGTTGATGCTGTTTGTACATTAGGGGCTGACTCAACTCTAACCAATGCTTGCGCATAACCACCAGTTCCATCAACAGTTTTTACTGCTAGTACCATACCTTTGGTAACGAAGCCGATTCCAGCTCCTGCTCCATCATCGATTGTAAAATCGTATAGAGTACCTGCGGATACAGCACTACCACCATTAACGTCTGCTGCCAAACTAAAGTTACGAGATGTATAGTTAATTCCAGTTCTATTTTCTAAGAAACGGAATACAGAATCATCTGTAGCAACTTTAGAAACTTGACTTAGGTAGACGAAAAATGGTGACTCTTCTGGCATAAGTTCAGAAACTCTATCAGAAAAGTCGTACAACCTTCTCTGGTCGGGTCTTTGTCCGATACCAGCGTCAGCTGCAACAGCAGTAATCTGTGATGACTTAAGTTGTCCTTGATTAAAAGCCATTTTATTTCACTCCTAGTTAATTACTTTTTTGCTATTCTACCAAGACTACCAGCATTCATAATTCTATCCCACACCTGGTCTTTTTCTCCTTTTTGAGGTGGTTCTCCACCTTGAAGGACACCAGCTGATTGTGGTATACTTTGAGCTTTTTCAACTGCTTGTTTATTTTCATTTACTGCTTTTTTACCATCTTTCTCTCTATATACTTTGATAAGAGTATCTAAAGGTAAATCACCTCTAGGTGTAGTAGCAAACTGAATAAATTCATCAGCTTCATGGTCAGACATTTTATGTCTTGACTTTAACTCACTTTTCAAATTATTGACTGCCATAGCTTGCTGCAGTTTACCAAGTTCTTGGTCAACTGTTCAGCTAATAAGTTTTTTAACTGGTGAAGCTCTTGAGCTTCTTTGTTAAAGTTTTCATATTCAGCTGTTTTTTTATCATACATTGATTGAAACTTTTTTGCTTCTGCTTCCCAATCAACAACTTCAGATGTTTGTTCACCTTCAGTTGCTTGCTCTTCTACTGAAATAGTTGGCTCAGTTCCAGCAGTTCCTGCTACTATTGGGTCTTGTGTTTGTTCAACCTGTTGGTTTTCTTGTTCATTTGCCATTTTTTTTACTTTTCCTCTCAGCGATTTCATTTACATGCAGAACCGCTTAGTTTAACTTATTATCCTTCATCATCAGACATATTGTCAATTGCTCTTCCTAAATCCTGCAATTTACCTCTTTCTTTTACTTTCGTATCTTGAATGACTTCATTCAGTCTAGTTTTAAACTTCTCAACTTCTGTACGTTTTCTAGATGATACCATCTCACGTTCAGACGTTTGTAAGTCACCTG